TTAAAAATATTAAACACGACTAATAATTCTATTGATAATACACAGGGTGATTGGACTTTTATTCCAAGTGAGGAGCACATATATGTCGTTAATAATAAAAATAATAAAAAATATAAGATAAACTTAACTGAAGTTTCATAATGGCAGCAAATTTTCCTGATAGTCCGAGTAACGGACAAACCTTTACGAGTGGTGCTCTCACATTCACTTGGAATGGTGAAGCTTGGAAATTAGATCCATCATCAGGAACTAAAGGGGAGAAGGGTCAGAAAGGGGAAGTTGGTGTTACAGGAGATAAAGGACAAAAAGGACAGAAAGGAGAAGTTGGAGATAAAGGTCAGAAAGGTGAAATCGGACCAACTGGTGGTAGTGGTGGAGCTGGTGCGAAAGGAGATAAAGGTCAGAAAGGACAAGATGGAACTGACGCATCTGGAGCAAAAGGTCAGAAAGGAGAACCATCGACTGTTAAAGGTGAGAAGGGTCAGAAAGGTGAGGTAGGAGCTGGTGGATCCGATGGTAACGATGGTTCAGATGGTGATAAAGGACAAAAAGGTGAAGCAGGAGCAGCAGCATCAAAAGGACAAAAAGGAGAAATAGGAACTGCTGGTGATAAAGGAGCAACAGGTTCTGGTGACAAAGGACAAAAAGGAGATAAAGGTGAAATAGGTGTATCGGGTGGAGTTTTTAACGTAAGTAATGTTGGTTCGGGTGCTTATCAGATTAATGGATCAAATAATCCTACACTTACTCTTGTTCGTGGATTTACATATACTTTTAATGTAAATGCAAGTAATCATCCATTTTTTATCAAAACTTCTGCAACAACAGGGACAGGAAATCAATACACAACTGGTGTGACAAATAATGGTGTTCAATCAGGAACTCTTACATTTGTAGTAGCACTTAATGCACCTGACACTCTTTACTATATTTGTCAATATCACAGTGCCATGCAGGGGACTATTAATATTGTCGATTTGGGAGTAAAGGGTGATAAAGGTCAAAAAGGTGAAATAGGAGCACAGGGATCTAGTGGTTCTGATGGTAGTGATGGAGATAAAGGACAAAAAGGTGCGACAGGATCTGGTGGATCTGGTGGAGATAAAGGTCAAAAAGGTGAAGTTGGTGCAGGAGGATCTGGTGGAGATAAAGGTCAAAAAGGTGAAGTTGGTGCAGGAGGATCTGGTGGTGCAAAAGGTCAGAAAGGGGAAGTGGGAGCTGGTGGATCATCAGGATCCGATGGTGCGAAAGGTCAAAAGGGTGAAGTGGGAGCACAAGGTTCTGGTGGTTCAGCAGGTAGTGATGGATCAAAAGGACAAAAAGGTGAGATAGGAACAACTGGAGTATCAAATTATCAATCATTCACAAGTAGTGGCACTTGGACTAAACCCTCACAAGGTAATTTCGTATTTGTCTATATGTGGGCTGGTGGAGGTGGTGGAGGTACAACCGCAGGTGGTTCATATAAACTGGGTGGCGGTGGAGCTGGAGGATATGCCGAATATCAAATCCCAATGTCTGCATTACCATCATCAGTATCTGTTACAGTTGGTAGTGGGGGAAGTCCTGGTAACAATGGTGGTACTTCACAATTTTATAACAGTAACTATATTGTTTATGGGGGTGGTAAAGGTGCTGCTACAGGTGATCACACACAAGATCAAATTCTCGCAGGAGGAGGTGGTGTTGGTAACGTATTCAACGTAGGAGGTACAAATATAGGTAGTGGTGATGGTAGTTATGATGATGGAGGAAGTTTTAATGGTTATACCTCATTAAATTCACAGGGTCCAGGTGTTGGTGGAAACGCTCTCAATATTAGTAGTTTTCCAGCTGCTGCAAAGGGTGGAGATAACGTATATACTGGTGGAGGTGGTGGAGCACGTTGGTCTAATAGTAATCAAAATGCAACTGGAGGAACAAGTAGATTAGCAGGTAATGGAGGAGATGGAAATAGTAATGGTTCAGCACCTGCTGGTGGAGGTGGTGGAGGTGCTACTGGTGGTAGTGGGGAAGTGCGGGTTGTAGTAGTTTAAGAAATGTATTATAATCTATCACATAAAAATATGACTTACTCAGTCCCATTCTAACCATTTTTGTCATACGATGTCTTCCATCAATCATTCGATATTTACAATTATGAGGATTTTTACCCTCTGTTAAAATACAAGGATATCTTATATCACATTCTTTATATCTATTTTCATCTAATTCATGTTTAATATCTTTACCTTTCCAAGAAATTTCGTCAAACATTATTAATTGCTTGTTTTTTTTATGTAAGTAAGGTATAATATCTTTTATGTAAAGAATATATTTTTCTTCATATATTCTCCAATCACCATAAATATCGTTTAATTCACAAGCGTGAATTCCGTTAGTAAAATAATCCATATGATATCTATATATCATAATATATTAAAATAAATAATTAAAAAAATGACAAAGTATCACATTATTAATACAACTACTAATATCGTAGAAAATACTGTGGAGTGGGATGGTGATACAAGTAAGTGGGCACCTCAAGATGGTTTTATTGGTGTTGCATCAACAGTATGTGGAATAGGATGGAAGTATAATAGTGGAGGAGTAGGAATAGGAACAACATCAGGAGAAACTAGTAAGATGTGGATACCTCAAATTGGATATGGTACAACCATTTAATTTTTGACTTTTTACTAAATTTTTTATCGAAAATAAATGAGTAATTATATAAGAAATCCTTATGATAAATCTTTTATTGAAAAAATATTTACAGAAGACTTAATCAATAAATGTATCTCAGAATCAGTGAATAATAACTATAAAGTAATTCCTGACTGGCAAAAATTTCTAGAAAACAAAAGTATTAATGAATTGATAGATAATAGTAAAGAAAATTGTAATATGAAAAAATTTAATTGGAGAATCGCTAAATGTACGATATCTGCGATAGAGGAATTAACCAATCGGAACGCTCATATGAGTGGATTTTTTATATATCCCCCATCAGGTTATATGGGATGGCATACAAATTATAAGAGTCCTGGCAAAAGACTTTACGTTACCTACGCTTCAGAGGATAAAAAATCATTTTTTAGATACAGAGATCCAGAGACAAAGGAAATAATCACAGACTACGATGACAAAGGTATTACTACTAGACAATTTTATGTTCCAAAAAAACCTCCTTACTTCTGGCATTGTGTGGGTAGTGATTGTACAAGAATTAGCTTTGGTTATCGATTAAATCGTTCCTAGATTGACAAATCACATACATATGCTATAGTAGGTTATTCATACACAAAAATGGACGACTTTATTTTAACCGTAGAGATTGATATGTGCTCTCGAACTTTCTCATTACTAAGTGAGAATGGAGATAAGAGAATGATCAAGTGCGATACAACAGATGAGTTTATGAGAGTGTTGAGAGTATGCGATCAATTACTCCCACCAGAGTCAATAATATACAAGGAATTAGCAACTCAGAAAGATAAGTAATCCATAAGGAAGCTAAATAGACCTAGTATTGTATGGTCTTGCCATCAAATTTATAGTAGATAAAAAAGATGCCTCTTAATAAGTTAGAGAATTTCATAAAGAATACTGAAGGTCGTATTCTTTATGTGAATCCAAATGATCTTGATTCAACAGATGGGATTGAAAATCAAGGTAATTCATTAACCAAACCCTTCAAGACAATTCAGAGAGCACTCATTGAGGCTGCTAGATTTTCATATCTACGAGGAGATGATAATGACTTAGTTGAAAGAACCACAATACTTTTATATCCTGGCGAACATATTGTTGATAATAGACCTGGTTTTGGTATTCGTAATGATGGTGGTGTAGCAAAAGCGGTAAGTCCAGCAGGAGCAGCAACAGGTGCATCAAATACATTAGAACTTACATTAGATTCTAACTTTGATCTTACACAAGAAGATAATATACTTTACAAATTTAATAGTGTTAATGGTGGTGTTATAGTTCCAAGAGGCACATCAATTGTTGGACTAGATTTAAGAAAGACAAAGGTTAGACCAAAATATGTCCCCAATCCAACAGATAGCAGTACTTTACAGACAGCGATATTCAGAATAACTGGTGCTTGTTACTTCTGGCAATTTACTATTTTTGATGGAGATGAGTCAGGAACTGTATTTACTGATCCTTCAGATTTTAGTGATAATAATCGCTCTAAACCAACGTTTTCTCACCATAAGGTTACTTGCTTTGAGTATGCTGATGGTGTAAACACATTTGATCAGTTTAGTGGATTAACAGATTTAGAGATATTTTATAGTAAACTAACTAATGCTTTTAATAGAGCATCTGGTCGTGACATCGATCAAAAATTTCCAGCAGCACCAAAATCATTCGCACCCCAAAGACCTGAATTTGAAATTGTTGGTGCATTTGCAACAGATCCACTTAATGTCACAAATATTGAGTCAGGTGATGGAGCAACACCAGGTCAGCAAGTCACAATTACAACATCTGGTCCACATAATTTAACTGGTGGAACTCCAATTAAAATTCGTGGTGTAAATGTTCCTGATTATAATATTTCAACTAAGGTTGGAACAGTTTTAAGTACAACACAATTTACATATCTATTACCATTTGTACGTCCAAATCTACCAGCAGGAGCTCCTGGTGGTCTAAGTTCAGCTAACGCACAAGTATTAGTTGAGACTGATACTGTAACAGGTGCATCACCCTACATCTTTAATATATCTCTACGTTCAGTGTACGGTATGCAGGGTATGCATGCTGATGGTGCAAAAGCTGACGGATTCAAGTCGATGGTTGTAGCACAGTTTACTGCTGTCTCTCTACAAAAAGATGATCGTGCTTTTGTAAAATATGATCCTACCAATAGAACATATAGTGGTATTCAATTCTCAAAACAAACAGGTGAATTACTTTCATCAGAGTCATCATCAACTAATCCTAATACTGTATATCATTTAGATCAGGAAGCAAATTACCGAAAAGGATTCCGTACAAGTCATATTAAAGTAAGTAATGATGCAGTCGTTCAGATTGTGTCAGTGTTTGCGATTGGATTCCATAGTCATTTTAATATGATAAATGGTGCTGACGCATCTATTACAAACTCAAACTCAAACTTTGGTACATTCGCTCTTGCAGCTGAGGGATTCAAGAAAGAGGCATTTGCAAAAGATGATAAAGGATTTGTCACATCAATTATCACACCACGTTCGGTTGTAACAACAGATCAAAAAATTGAATTTTTACAGATTGATATTGATGGATCAAAAACAGACGAGAGCAAACTATATTTGTTTGGACAGATCGCACAAACAGAACCTCCAGCAGGTATAGCACAGGGTTTCCGTATTGGTGCAAAGGTTGGTGAAAAACTGTTCATCGATAAGGGTGGTAGCACATTTTCTGCCACAGTTGTCATGTCAAATGGCACAATGACAGGGACAACGGATACTTCAGAAAAATCATTTAAGGCAACTCACTCCTCCACAACTGCTACTAATAAATCAGTTTTTACACTAAGTGGTACACATAATCTACAGAATGGTGAATCAATTAGAGTTTTTGCTGATAATGGTGATTTACCAGAGAACTTAGATCCACATAAAGTATATTTTGCAATTACCAATGCAGGTGATTCTAGTCTTGCTGCAAATCAAATCCGAATTGCATCTTCAAAGACAAATGCAGAGTTAGCAAGTCCAGTTTTTATTAATACAGTTGCTGCTGTGACTGATGAATTTGATATAGTAAGTCGTGTATCAGATAAAAATCCAAATGATAAAGGACACCCAATACAATATGATGTTACAAAGGGTGAGTGGTTCGTACATACTTTAGGTGATGCATCAAATACAATTCATCCACCTTCAGGCAACATTTATTCTGGAGCATCTACTGATGATATTACATACTTCTTGAGGAGAGATGATGATCGTAGTATTGATGAGAAAGTTTATAAACTTAGATATGTTATTCCAAAGGAACTTGTTAACAGTAGAGATCCTATAGAGGGTTTCGTTTTACAAGATTCAAGTTCAACAAACGTAACAGCAGATACTGATTTTACAAAACCAACAATTACTTCTAATGATTATGCTTTCGATAGAAATACAAGATTTATATCTCAATTAAGTTTTGATAGTGCAAGTAATAAGATAACTGTTCGTACTGATAAACCACATAATGTAAATGTTGGAGATCAGATTATTGTTAGAAACGCTCAGAGTTCTACGAATGTAACAGGTGTAGAAAATAAAGGATTTAATGGTACATTTTTAGTTACTGATTTAGATAATAGTAAGCAGTTTAAGTATAGTAGCACAGATACTTTAGGTGCGGTTCACTCAGTTGGAACATTTACAAATACAACTCATACACGTTCAACTCTCCTACCAAGATTTGATCGTAATGATAATAAGGATAACATATTCATTTATAGAACTGAAGTAATTACACCTTATATTCAAGGTGTTCAAGATGGTATCTATCACTTATTCGTATTGAATGGTGATAATGCAATGACTGATCCATCAAATCAGTTTGATACAGATAATTTTAATCAGAATATTGTTAACCTTTATCCAGAATATGATCGTGATAATGTAAATGATAATCCACAGGAAGCGACAACTTTTGCAAAAAGATTTCCGATAGGTGATGTCGTCACAAACGACTTAAAGAAGAGTATTACAAGAGAGACAACAAACAAGTTTCTTGAATCATTTGATGCAACAAATACAATTAGTGCTGTAAGTGATAGTGGTGCAACTGCTGAACTGACATTGACAGAGGATCATTCATTTCAAGCACTGAAGTTCCATAATACTTTGAGTGGTGGTTCAGGACATACAAATGGAACCTATCATAATGTTAAATTATTCAATACAAATGCCTCACCAGCATCTTCAGTGTGGGATGGGGCGACTGCAAAGGTAACAGTTTCTGGTGGTTCAGTAACCTCTGTTGATATTACTGAGGGTGGTTCAGATTACAATAATAATGAAACTCTATTTTTTGATAGTTCATCTGTAGCAACAGGTGGTATTGCAGGATCACCAAGTGCATCTATCACAATTGCAACTGCTGGTATTTCATCCTGTACTGGTAATTATGTTCAGGTAACTGGTCTTTCTACTGGAACAGATGCTTACTATCGTATTAATGGTGTTAGTGAAACAAATGTAATGAGTGTCAAGAAGACTGCAAGTGACACGATATTAGCAGGTCAGCAAGTTATTGATTTAGGTCCTTGGGTATTAGTCTCATCAGCATCTCATAGTAATGGTGTAACCACATTCAATACAACAGAGGCACATGGTCTTGTTGTTGGTAACTCATTCCGAGTATTAAATGGAAGTGATGCAAATTTAGGAGACTTTGTTGTAAAAACTGTCACAGACGTAGATACATTTACTGCAACAACAACATCTGCACTCACATCACCCAAATATATTCTTAAGCACGGATTATCTGCAAACGAAGCATTATCATCAGCTGGTGGTGAAAATATAGGTGTCAGAGGTTTATCAATATTTGATCATGAAACATTAAAAGCAAACGAAGCAATATCTGCATCTGATACAGCATTTAAGGTGAAATTGCCTGATGGTGGAACAAATGCTACATCTATCACAAAGAGATTCCCACTTGGTTCTTACGTTCAGATAGATGGTGAGATTATGCGTGTCGCATCTAGCACATTAAGTGGTGGAAGTGGAGACGAGATATCTGTTGTTCGTGGTGCGTTAGGAACTATTAGTTCTACACATCCACTTAATTCTAAGATTAAGAAGGTCAAACCATTAGCGATTGAACTTCGCAGACCATCTATATTGAGAGCATCAGGTCATACGTTTGAGTATCTTGGTTATGGTCCTGGTAACTATTCAACTGCACTTCCACAGTTACAGAATAGAACATTATCAGAGAGAGAAGAGTTCTTATCACAGTCACAGGAAACATCTTGTGGTAATGTCGT